TTTTTGCTATAGGTTCTCCTGGAAAACCTGGTTGAGTAGGTGGGTTAATTCCAATAGGGGGAGTTCTATCATATGTAAACTGTTTAGGTAAATTATCTCTTTTTAAATATTGTTGTACTAAATCAAATAAGCTTGCCATTATCTCCGTCCNTCTGGTTGTATATCAATTCTTAATGTACCAAAGCGCCAAGATTCACTAACATCTGTATTTTCTATTTTGATATTAACAAACCTGCCTCTGGCTCTTGTATCCTTTTTATCAGTACTTGCGTTAATTGTAAAGGGGCTTAAAGAGGTGTTTGTATCTGATTGTTGAGGATATCTTTTAATAGCTAGTGTTACTTTAGCATTACCTTGTAAATCTTTAAAATCCGGTACAAATCTTCTCATAGCTAAAAATATTTCTCCTGCTACAGCCATACCTGTAGGTTTACCTTGAGCATTTCTTTGACTTGATTGTATATCAAAATCATATGATTTTACAAATGAAGTAACTGTTGTTGTACTTCCATCTTGATTAATTTGATCTGTACCTACTTCATGTTCAAATAATTGAGTTTGACCCAATCCATCTTGACCTATAACTGCAGGGAAAGTTCCATTAGATGTAGAATTAAATTTAGTTGCTATTGGTTTTTGATATACACTTGCATCAATCCAAGAAGTTCTTGCTTCTGTTCCAATGTACCAGGTACCACCTTTCATAGGTTCTCCATAATTAAATACTACATACTGATCATTATACTCAGAACTAGTTGAAGGGTAATACCAAACAACTTCTGTAAATAAATTATTAATACCTGCTGCTACTTGTTGACCTTTAGTCGTATCTGCTTGATCGTAAACATAATCTTCAACAGAACATGGTAGTGATTTAACTGTACCATCAAACATAAAGAAACCATTTGTACTCATCCAGAATGCAACACCATCAATCTCAACAGCTGCATTTTTACCAATTAATCCGCAGTTAGTACCTACTTGCTCAAAGCCAAATGTAAAAGGTGCACCAATAAATTTCATAGTGTACAAAGCGTTATCTGTCCAAACTAGAATTGTTTCTTTTGCTTTTAATGAACCTATAATTCTTGTTCCATCTTGAAGCCTTTGTGATCCAGCGCTGTTAATAGCTGTTGGTGTATAATCGTTTATATCTTCTTGATCCGAAAATCTTATAAACATATCATCTTGAGAAGTAGTATCTCCAATAGTTGTTTCAGTACCTAAATGAATTAAGTGACGTGTTGTAGGTGACACTAGTGTTACCCTTGTTGCAGTTGGGTTACTTGCTGTTGAAAAACCTGATGTACCTGTTGACGCTCTAACTGTTAATGGAGATGCTGCTCCTGCATTCCATGTAAATGTTTTACCGTTTGCAATAGTTGCAACTAATACTTGACCAAAATTACTTAGGCTCCAGAGGCCTGGTTCTAGAGTCACGTTAGATGCTTGCACGGCACTTCCAAAACCTGTAAAGCTTGATGCATCTGTAACCGTTGCACCTGTTGAATGAGCTTGACCATTTGAAGTACCTGCAGTTGCAGTTCCAAAAGCTCCTCTAGTAATACCTGTTAAAGTATTTGTGCCTTTTCCGGTATAAGTTATTAATTCGTTTGCTACAGCTATAGTTCCTGCTGTTGGAAAACCTGTGTTTGATGTAACGTTGATAACAGTTCCTGATCCACCTGTACCTGCAGTGTCTGCAGTTAATGAACCATTTAAAGTAGTTTGTTGTGCACCTGCAATAGTTCCACCGTATTGTCCAATACCAAAACCATAACCGTATGATTGTGCTGAAGGACCAACTTTTTCATAAGGTATAACAGATATACTACCACCTGTAGATACTGTTCCTGTTGCATTAGAGCTTTGTGTAATTGTAAATGTAACTGAAGTTGGTGTTGAAGTAACTTGAAATAATTTGTCCTCAAAATCAGATGCACTATATCCTGTGCTACTTGGTAAAGTTACACTATTAAATAAAACAATATCTCCTGGTTCAAAACCATGTGTCGAAGCAGTTGTAATTGTACATACTGCAGAATTATTTGCTGTTGCTATTGTTGAAGAAGCTAAAGGTGTTTTTATAGGAGTGATGTCAAATATTTGACCTTCAAAATATAAAAGTAAAAATTTGTCAGTTCCTATTGCAACATAACGGTTACCTTCTAAATCTACAAAAGCAAACTCACGTCTTGCAACTCCTACAATACTATCTGATATTAATGAAGACCAGCCACCAACTTTTTCTGGTAAGTTATATCTAAACCTAACGTTATCACAATCAACCCATCTATTTTCTGCACCAGATGTTGTGTCTTGCTTATCTATTCCAGGTAAGACTTTAAAATCAATAAGAGCCATTATTTTGCTCCTTACGCCGTGTTGGTTTTATACGCCCAACCTCTTGTTGAATCAACGTAGACTAATGAAAAGGCTTGACCGTTAGTTGTTAAAGTTAAATTACTTGTTCCTGAATTAATCGGTTGGCTATTTCTATTAATAATTAAATTGTTATTGGCAAATGTGCCTCTAGCATCAACAAATAAAACTTCAGCACCTGTTGCAGGTGAAGCTGGTAGTGTTACTGTAATTGGGTTAGCTGTTGTGTTTGCTAAAATTTGATCACCATCGACTGCAGTATATGCAGTAATTGTTGAAGAGTTTAATGTTACATAACCTTGTTTACGTAATCCTAAACTAACATTTGTACCATCTGAATAAACTAATGAAGTAGAACCTATTGGTAATACAACCCCGGATCCTGAGACAGTTTTAACTGTAATTGTATATAAAGTAGATGTACCTCTACTAGTTGCATCCTCAAATACTATAACTCTTTCAGCACTATCTGGTATAGTTACACTTCTATTTGCACCAAGTGTACCTGTTAGTTTTATATATAAATTTTTACCGTTTGATGTAGCACCATTGTCTAATGCTAAAGTAAGATCACCACTTCCAAGTTGAGCAGATGATAAATAACCTGTAGATAACTGTTCTAGTATTTGTAAATTTGTATTAGTAATCGTGCCCCATAACCCGGCTTTTTCACCGGTAGTGACTAATTCTAATTTTGAGTTTGTTGAAAAAGATGATGCCATAATTTATTTAATAGGGATCTATATTTGTCCAAGTCATATTAACACCTGGTACTATATCATTCCAAGTAATAATCCCTGCCTCTCCTGTGTTTGCCGTTACTTGTGATCCTGTAGGAGTCACAACTGCTGTTCCTGTTACTGTAACACTTCCTGTCGCTAAGGTCAATGAGTTTCCAGTGACTGATACGTTTGCATCTGCTGAAACTACTACAGTTCCTATGCCTAATGATACTTGTGATCCAGTAGGATTTACAACTGCTGTACCTGTAACAGTTACTGTACCTGCTCCAAGACTTACTTGAGAACCACTTACTAAAGCGTCAGCATTAGTAGTTGCTGTAGCAGTACCAACACTAATAGATAGTTGATTACCGGTTACATTAACAAGTACATTAGGGTTAAAGAACGATGTCGATATTGGAGCACCGGATAAGGAAGTTAGTCCGAGCATTTATTATGCTCCTGGTTTAATTGGAAAGTTAATATATTTTCCATCTTCTATTTCTAATTTAGTTTGTACTTTTGCAACTGTATCTAAACCATTTGTTAAATCTCTTAATGCTTGTCTGTAAGCAGTCATGTCAGATGACATAGTTAAATCAGAGTTAGCATACCAATCTGTTGCTTTTAAAAGATTATTTCTTATTTGTCTTAATTCAGTTAATGCTCTATCTAAAGCACCATTATTCCATTGAGTATCTTTATTTTCTAAAGCAGTAATTTCTTCTGCTGTTAAATCTACCCTAACTCCATTTTTAATTCTATGTGTATATGTCATGATTGATCAATCCCATATAAAGTAAAGGTTCCAGATGCAATATTACCAGATGACATTATAAATCTTACGCAATCTACATCTCCTATAACTACACCAGTTACTTTTGTTCCATAATTATAGCTATTAGAACCATACATATTAAATTCAACATTGTAAGAACTATATCCACCTTGAGCCAATCCACCAAAATAAGCAAACATAGTATTAGTTTTTGCAAAAGCAGCATTATCAGAAAGACCATAAGCTAAAACTTGATTTCCAGTTGCGTTTTCAAGACTATTTGTAGCATCTATTGTTCCTGTTGAATCGTCACCACTTGTTCTGTTATATTGCATATAATAAACAGATGTTTTAGCTGCAGCGTAATTTGTTCCATCTGATCCAAAATTCATTTGTATTTCAACAGTATTATTTGCTGGTTTTATTTGAGTTCCTATAATTGCATACGCTTTATAAGTTGAAGCTACATTATCAAAATCAACTGAAGAACTACTACTAGCTGTAACAGTTGATATTTTTACCCAACCACCACCAGGCGCTGCTGAAAAAGTTGGAGGCGCACCTGCACCTGCTGAAGTTAATACTTGACCAGAACTTCCTGTTGCAACTGCAACTGGATTTCCTGAAGCATCA